GTCTGGATACCTATTATACATAAAAGTGAAATAAAAGAAATAGGTGATTATAGAACATCACAGATTGCATTTCGTAATATACTCATAGTAAATCATGGGGATAGAATTAGATCTTATATTAATTCAGGCATTACAGGTGTGTCGGGTAACACAAACCCTTACGAATTATTAATAAACGGAACGGAAGAACTATATTGTGAAACAAAACATGGTGGCATGGTATGGGTAACACTAGACCCTAATCCAAGTATGAGTGTCGATGAATGGACTTGTGGTGCATTTGATTGTATTACAGATGCTATTGATACAGAAGAACTAGAAGTGTTTCATTACCATAAAGCAATTATTCCAACAAACTATAAACTATGGCACGATACTAATAGTGAATTTTATCACGACTTCATGCACTACTTTAATAGAGTAACAGGCTTTAATGATGAATATTTTGCTAGAAAGAATATTGCATTTGATAATGGTCATGTTAATGTAAGTAGTTTCACAGTAAACTATGGTGAATATGAAGGGGCTGGAGATAGAAAAGCATTAAGTTTTCCAAATTTGCCGCCAAATCAATGGTATATGGTAGACTTATTTCCGGGCTTTAACTTTAACCTACGTGGTAGTGCTTATCGTTCAGATAGTGTAACACCACTAGGCCCAAATAAGGTACTGATTGAATTTCGTGGTTATGGTTTATTAAAAGACACACCAGAAGAACGTAAGCAACGTATTGACCATCATAACACAATATGGGGGCCATTTGGTCGTAACTTACATGAAGACTTGTTAGGAGTTACTGGACAAGGAGTAGCAATGGCAGTCGGCACTGAGAAAAGAAATATACTACATGGGCGCCATGAAAATGGAACTATCCATGATGAAGTAGGTATGAGGCATTATTATTCTGAGTGGGGTAAATATTTAGGTGTAGACCCAATGAATCCATTGGCTGCATAAAGTTTTTTTTAAAAATTCTTTAAGTAAAACTTAAGCACAAAAAAGCCCTACCTAAGTCTCCTTAAGTAGGGCTTTTTAATGCCTAAGATTTAATGAATGTCAAACCCTGTGTTAGTCTTCCATGCAAAGTAATCCTCAGGTCTCATAATCTCCTTAAAGATAGTCTCAATAGCTACGATTAAACGTAACACTTCTGGTGCATCATCCTTATCTCCAAACTCCATCTCTTCCTTAAGATCACTGTGGAACTGCCCTAAGCAAATAACTGTAATCTGCTCTATGTCTACAAGGTCATTTAACTGTACACTCATGTTACCACCCCCAAGATTCACCAGACATTCCATCTGCGCTATAGTCCGTCACACGTCCCTCAAAGAAGTTCTTAAAGCTATCACCATTAAGTACCCAATCAAGCCACGGAAGAGGATTCTCCTGTACGTCCCAATTAGGCTTAAGACCTAGGTTAACTAATCGTCTGTCGGCAATGTATCTGATGTACTCTTTGACTTCACTAGCCGTAAGACCTTCCACACCTCCCAGTTCAAACGCCAGATCAATAACCTTGTCCTCAAGCTCGACAGCAGTCCTGTACATTTCATAGATAGATAGTTTAAACTTATCATCAACAACCTCTGGATTCTCATTAATAAAAGTACGAAACAATTCTGTCATACCTGCGACATGAATAGTCTCGTCCCGTATACTCCACTCTACAATCTCACACATACCCTTAAGCTTACCAAAGCGTTGGAAGTTCAAGAGCATTACAAAGGCTGAGAATAGACTCATGCCCTCATTACAAACAGTCTGCGCTAATGCTTTAGCTAATCCTGCTTTAGTGTCTGGGTCAAAGGTCTGCATAAACTCAAGCTTCTCAGCCATAGCGTCATACTCAAGGAACGCTGTGTACTCAGCCTCAGGGAAGCCTAGGGTATCGTTAAGCAAGGCGTAGGAGCGCATATGGATAGTCTCTCGCTGTGCAAACGATAACATCATCATACGTGCTTCATTGTTCTTGATGCGAGGTAGGAACACATCTACGTAAGAACCACCTACGATTACATCAGACTGTGTAAATAGCCTGAGTATCTGAGTGATAAAGTTCTTCTCTTCATTGCTAATCTTACCTGACTTCCATTGTGTCACATCTTCCTGTAGGTCACACTCCCACTCACCCCAGTGTAACTTATCATGCTCAATAGATTGCTCCACAAAGCTTGAGTAGTTAAAGGGCTTATACGCTGGTGATACTGTTAGTAAACTCATTTCTTATCCTTGGCAACTTAAACATTCATCATCGTCTTGTGCAAAGTCTGTTAGGGCTACACGTGTAGGCTTGAAGCTCACTGTGTCAGCCTTAGAACCTGCGCTAGTCCTTAGGTAATACAAACCCTTAAGCTTCTTATTGAAAGCTCTCAGGTGTACTTCATTCACATAGGCCTTATCAGTACCAGCAGGGAAGAACAGGTTAACACTCTGTCCTTGGCATATATAAGGCTGTCTACCTGCTGCATGATCAATAACCCATCGTTGGTCAAGCTCAAAGGCAGTCTTATAGATTTCCTTATCCCATTCATCCATCCACTCTAAGTGCTGTACGCTGCCCTCGTTAAGTACAATAGACTTCCATTGTTCCGCTACCCACTCAGGGTCTTTGTTATGCGCCTTAAGCACTTTATCTAAATACTTGTTCTGTACTAGGTGAGCACCTACTCTAGTCCTGTGCGTAAAGGCATTAGACTTAAGAGGCTCTATACTAGCGGAGCAACCAGCAATAATACTACTGTTAGCATTAGGCGCTATAGCCAGTAAGTGACTGTTACGCATTCCTGCCACGTCAGGGCAAGCCCCACGTTCCTCAGCTAAGTACACTGAGGCTGCTCTAGCCTGTGCTTTAATATGTGTAAACATATCAGTATTGACTGTAGTAGCCATAGGAGACTCCCACGGGACGCCTAAGCGTTGTAAGGCGCTATGGAACCCCATTGCCCCTAGTCCTAGTGAACGCTCCTGTGTGGCACTGTAGACAGCCTTACGTAGCTCCTTAGGTGCATGGAAGCAAAAGAAACTAATTACATTGTCAAGCATAGTAATTAAGTCAGCTACCATAGTGGTGTCTTTCCACTCTTGATAATACTCTAAGTTAACACTTGACAAACAACAAACTGCTGTACGTTCATCTGACGTAGGTAAGTGTATCTCGTTACACAGGTTAGACCCATGTATCTCAAGCCCCTTCTCTTTCATAGATGGTGGCAAGTGTCGATTAGCTTCATCAATAAAGTTTAAGTAAGGCTCACCCGTCCTAAAGCGTGTCTCAATTAAACGCTCCCATAGCTCACGTGCTGGTAGTAAGTCACGTACTGTCTTGTCATTAGGGTCTACTAAAGGCCAAGGGTCACCAGCCACTACAGCGTCCATGAATCGGTCAGTAATGTTCACTGCATTGTGTAGGTTAAAAGCCTTACGATTAGGGTCACCTCCTGTCGGTACACGAATGTTAATAAACTCAATGATGTCTGGGTGACTAATGTCCATGTAGGCTGCATAAGAACCCTTACGAGTCTTACCTTGCCTGTAGGCTGTCATGTCACTGTCTACTGTTTTTAAGAAAGGTATTGGTGAAGGAGCCACATCACTAACGCTACGAATGTCGCTCCAATGGCCGCCCACTCCACCACCTTTAACACTAAGCCATCGTAGTTCTGTCGAGTGTCCGATAAGACCATCAAGGTTATCAGGCACATAAGAGAGGAAACAGCTAATAGGTAATCCATTTATCTTTTCCCCCTCCTTAGGGGCATTGCTTAATATAGGGGAACTGAACATAAACCAGCCCTTGCTGGCGTAGTCATAGATGCGTTGTGCTAGTTCATAGTCATGCTTACTGAATGCCGTAGCAGCACGTGCATAGGCATCTTGTGGGTCTTCGCCCTCACGACAGTAGTAGTCTTTAAGGAGCGTATAGGCCTGTTCCGACAGTAACTTGTTACGCTTATAATCAATTGCAATGCTCATTTATCCACTCCGTTGTTTCTCTTATCCCTTTGAATCCAACGAGGGTGGCTCCAGTTTCAGTATTAATAACTGTAGGTACACTACGTACCTTGTAGTGAATTGCGGCATCAATATCTTTTCCAATGTCAACCTCTTCGTAATCAACCTCTTCATGGTTAAGAACTGTACTGACTGCTTTGCAAGGCTGACAACCCTCTGTGTAAAACTTAATTATCATCCTTAGTGCTCCCATGTAATGCTTCGTCATAAATCTTACAAGAACTAATAGCATTACGCTCTGCTTCTGTATAAGTCTTACTCGCTGAACCTAGATCATATAAAGCCTGAGCCTTATCTAAACTGTCCACACAATCCTGCCTTAGTAGTTCTAACGCTAACCCTCGCACTTGACCTTTCATTAGTATTCCTTCTGATATTCACCTGTACGAATCATGGCACAAATCTCAACTGCTCTTTTGCCTACCTGTTTGGCCCATCGACTGTCCATAAACTCGTCTGCTGCCTCGTCCCACTTATGGTTATAGGAAGCCTGTAGAGCCTTTTCAAACTTACGTAGCCTAGGCATACCTAGGTTAAAGCAAATGTCCACCAAGGCGTCATAACGAGCAGGGGAGTGCATGATCAAGTCAATAGTCCATGGAAATGCCATTGATAGTTCTTCCTCTACACGCTCAATGTCATTAGCTAGTAAGTAGGCTATCTCCCGTTGACTTAAGCCTATGCCTCCATTAGGGTCTATGTTACGTCCTACGCCTATAGTAGTCTTATTGGCTGTGCATTTGTAAGCGTGTGTCTCTACACCCTCATGTGCTGTAATCATCTTAGCTAGTGGAGTCATTACTTGTTCCCGTCTATTGGTTCATTGGTGTGCCTAGGTGCTAGAGCAGTCTCTTGTTGTTCTGTAGCAACAGGGGTGTTCTCTTCAATCAGAAGGTCAAGGTAATGCCTTGCTTTCTTCAAGTCCTCAAGCCCATTCTTAGTACGCCACCTAACGACATACTTAACTACGTTACCTTCACAGAAGAATAACCTGTTAGCCTGTATGAACTCTATAGGCTGAATCTTCATGTTCTGGTAGTGACTCCCGCCTACTTGAGACTCAAGTGCTTTAGGTTCTTCTTCGCTCATTACTGCCTCCATATCTCCAAAATCATCAAGAAAATTATACTTAGGCCAATCTATGATTTTACTCATTGTCTGAATCCTCTTTTAGTTCATCTGCACTTACACAGTAATAAGAGGTAGTATTTCCTCCGTAGCTTAGGTCACTGTCGTGTCCTCCTAAGTCTTTAGCTATTTTTTTACAATTCTTTTTATCGCCTGTTGCAACGATGTTAGTCATGGTAAAACCTTCTGATTCTTTACCACCTTCAATATATTGTTCTTTTATTACATGCCATTTAACTTTAGTCATTATCTTCATCCTCCTCAGTAAACATATCTAAGTTTTTCATTACCAAGTCTTCGTAACGATCAACTAATGACTCGCTTGTAATGCCTAACAGCTCACACAAGAAGTCAACGTCATACTTATTTAATATCTGTTCTTTTACTTCTTCAAAGGTGCTAGACATTTTAAATGCTCCAGTAACTTATCAATAGATTTCATGGTGAAGTGTGCCAGACCTTCTTTGTCACACCACTCACCTAGGTTCATCTTAGAGCCTTTCCTAAGGCGCTTACGTGAATCAGAGAATACAAATATCAATGGTCTATCAATCTCGTCCCTGATAGCTTTGTACTTCTGTGTGTCACCTACTCTAAAGAATCCCTTGCACTCTATCATAGCCCCTGTACGCTCACATATGAAGTCTGGTACGTACTTCTTATGTATCGTGTAAGGTAGCCTATAAGGTTCATACTGGAATCCCGTAGGGCCAACAGCGTCACTAAAGGCACTTTCAAGGCCTGATCTAAACTTAGTCATAAGTCTCCTTAGCTTCTTTTCTATGTATTTTTCTAAGGAGCTTGTCTTTTTGGTTCTGTATTTCACTACAGCACCTACAAGCAGCTTTCTGTGTCTTACGTCCTTTCATGTTTATGTTCCCGCAAGGAAACCAGTGACCTTTACTAGACATTTAGTTCATCCTCTATGGTTAAGCGCCTAAAGCCGCCCCAATCACGCCTCATGTACAATAGGTTCCAACACACCTCTAGCCTGTCATGCCAATCCTCAGGGTGAGCCTCTTGCCACGCCTCTTGTACCTTAGCTAACATCTTAGGCTTAGGTACATCAGCCAGAAGCTTCTCAGCTTTCTTAGGCCCGATACCTACGAGGCCTTGTATGTTGTCCGTAGAGTCTCCTGTGAGCATCTGTAGGCACATCTTGCGGTAGCCTTGGTCTTTACATATGTAGTACAAAGTCTCTTTGGTGAAGTTATAATGCCAACCTTCTACCATGTCAATGTCTTTGTCTATGTGTGCAATAACAAAGTGCTCCTTAGCATCTAAGGCTTGTTGCGCCCATATGGATACTACATCATCAGCCTCACAGTTATCAGACTTAAAATGCCCTAGGCTATAAGCATACTCGTTGAGTTCCTTGCGCCTCTCTGTTACCTCAGGATTAGGGTCTTCCTCTTGCTCTTTAAGCTTACGATGGCCTTTGTAATCTTCTGTTATATCATAACGA